AGCCAGTCAATGAACTGACCGCCCCACTGTTTCAGCTGCCCAAAGCCGCCCGACAGCAATTCCAGAATCTTTCCGGGGATGCTGGAGATCAGCGACCAGAGATCAGGCAGACCACCATTCACGCCGTCCGTGATGCTGTTCGCCATGCCCTTGCCAGCCTCTACCAGAACATTGGTATTGCCAGAGGTGGACAGGTTGTTTTTCAGCCCGGAGATGATATTCCACGCAGCCTTTGCCATGCCGACATATCCCTGTTCCTCATAGCCCTTATTCAGAGCTTCCAGAGAATCAGCGACAAACCCGGTGACGTTGGTACGGAAATTCTTATCCATGCTGTTAAACAGACCCAGTGCAACATTTTTCGCAACGGTAGCCCAGTCACCAGACTGCACTGCGTCAATGATGCCCTTGATGTTGGTTAAACCGTCACCGCTGGAAAGGGCATTGGAAATGCGATCCATGTTGTTTTTCAGCGCATCAACAGTTTCATCCACAAAGCCCTCGCCAAGCAGTGTGCCCTTGCCGTCCAATGCGTCATCCGCACCTGTGTAGACCGCCAAACCTAAATCGCCAGCCGCGTCCTCCGCCAGCCCGGAATTGTTGTCTATGCCTTGCGCCACACCCGCATCAAACCAGTAGCCCAGTTCTGCGCCCTCGGTAGATGGAGAGTGGATGCCCAGCGCATCCTTGAATGCGTTAATCAGCCAGTTGGATGCCTTGCCAGCAGCCTCAGACAGCCGTTTCAGCGTGTTCTGGATGCCGTTATAGATGCCGAGAATGACGTTCTTACCAACGCCCAGCCAGTCGATGTCCGTAAACTTCTTCTTAGCCGAATCGCCGATAGTTTTCAGTGCAGCGGGAATCTTCGTCTGGAGAGTGACAAAGCCGTTATAGATGAATCCAATAACAGCCTTACCAGCCGCCAGCCAGTCGATTCCCTTTAGCTTGGTGACGGCGTTGTTTCCAATGGTTTTCAGAGCGTCCGGCAGCTTGGTCTGGAGAGCGACAAGGCCGTTATAGATGAACCCAATAACGGCCTTACCAGCTGCCAGCCAATCAATGCCTTTCAGCTTTGTCACCACATTATCGCCGATGGTCTTGATCGCAGCGGGGAGCTTATCTTTCATCGCAACAAATCCGTTGTAGATGTTGCCAATGATGTCCTTGCCCTGCTGAATCCAGTTCACGGATTTCAGCTTCGTTACGATGTTGCCGGGGAGGTCTTTTATCGCGTTTACGACAGCGGTAATACCGCCCGTGATGCCGTTTTTCAGACCTTCCATGATATAGCCGCCCATCTCTGCCATAACGGTAGACGGAGAATGGATGCCAAAAGCGGCCTTGAATCCGTTGATAAACGGATCAAAAATATTTTTCTTGATCCATGTACCAATGCTGGAAAGGGCTTTCTGGATGCCCTCAAACAGCCCCTGAATGGTAAACTGCCCATCCTCGTAGGCTGTATCCTTCCACCATTTAACGACATCCGCCCACGGCTTCTTGATAAAGCCGATGATCGTAGCACTGATACCGCCCAAAGCCGCACCGATAGCCTCTACCGCGCTGCCAACAACTCCGCCCCAGTCGATGCCCGCGAGGAACTTTCGGATGTCATCGCCAAAGGCCCGCCAGTCGAAATTCTCAACGGCAGAACTAAACGTGTCCAGCAGCCCCTTGACGTAGGAGGACAGGGTTTCACCAGCCTTGCCCCAGTCGATTGCTGCAAAGGTATTCGTAAGGGCAGTACCGATTGCTGCACCGAGGCCGCGCCAGTTGAAGTTGGTAATAACACCGTGTAGCACATCCAGCTTTGCTTCAAAATACTCGCCGAGGGTCTGACCGAGCTTCGCCCAGTCAATATCCCGGATGGCGGCATTGAGGCCCGTTGCAATAGCCTTGCCGATGTTTTCCCAGTCGATGCCCGTCAGCAACAGGTGCATCGTGTTGACGATGGTATTCACGCCGGATGCAAACGTGCTGCCGATCAAATCCCAGTCGATGGTATCCACCATCGAATTGATGGTATCACAGAGCGCGTTCACCCATTTTGTGATCGTGCCGCCCACGTTATCCCAGTCGATAAAGTCCTTGATGCTCTGGAAAGCTGCATTGATTTTTTCACCGATGATCTTGCCCAGCCCGGTGAAATCGCCATCGGCAAAAGCCTTTTTCAGACGATCCACAAAGTCGGTCACACTGGTATCAATGGGGACTTCTTCAAACATCTGGGATGGATCAACAGACCCGTCATCCTTTTTCGTAGACTTATCGGACAGCACATTCAGCTCATCAAAGCTGGCAAGCTGCCGCTTTGCATCCTTTGCGGATTTAGAGGTCTTGTCCAGCGACTTGGCGTAGTCCTCTTGGATGGATGTTGCCTTTTTATAGACCTTCTGCCCAGACAGTGCCGCCGTAAACATCCCGATATAAGAAATGGCCTCTACCAGCTTACTAATAAGGTGGGTAAGGGCCGGGGCTGCTGCCTGTAAAATCGGGTCAAACGCCGATGCCAGACTGTTTTTCAGCTGCGTAAGAGCAGATGTGATGGACGAGATGGCTTTGTTGGTAGAACTGGAATACTGCGCCAGATTACCGAATCCGGCCACCAGTGCCGCCCGCAGCTTGTTCACAAGCACAAACAGAGAACGAATGCCAAAAGTGTACTTGAGAATAGTTTTCAGGCTGGTTCCAAAGCCTGCATTCGCCGACTTAGAACCCTTGTTCAGCCCAACAAAAGACGTAGCCACCTTTTTTACTTGATCGGCGAGCAGCGAAACGCCTCTGCCCGCAAGGTCTTTGACCTCGCCCGCAATGCGCTGGATACAGGCAACAGCGGTATCCTTTGCCGCAATAAAGGCAGAACCGATCATCTTTCCCAGTGCGGAGAAAACAGAAGTGTTTTTGGCAAAGAACTTATCAACTGTGGCGCAAAGGTCATTGTACTTTGCCTGTACATCTTCCAGCTGAGCGGAATACTGGGCATACTGTTCGGTATCCGCGCCCGAAACAAAATCCTCCCCGTTGTCGGTGAGGATCTGCTGTGTAGCTTTCAAATCTTCGATCTTGCGCTTGGTCTGGTCAATGTCGTACTGGAGATTCTGGTATGCCTTGGAGGAATGCTTTACCCCGGTGGCATCCATCTTATCCTGCTTCGCCATCAACTTGTCCAGTTCGGTTTCTGCTTTCTGGATT